TCTGTGATAATAGATTGTAGAAATATGAATAAATCAAAAACTAGAATAGGATTAACAACTTATTTATTGCTATCAGTAATAGTGGCAATAATTATTCTTTTTATAACATCAATCGTTAAATAAAAAACAAATGGAAACAAAACAAAAAGAAGTAAAAGCGTTATTTGACACAAACGAGGATTATCACTCATCGCCTGGAATAAGCGCATCAGGGTTAAAAGCAATATTTAAAAAATCAGTTTATCACTTTTTAAATCAAAAGCCTTTTGAATCATCTGCAATGGCGTTGGGTACTGCGGTACATTGCGCAATGCTAGAGCCTGAATTGTATTATAAAGACTTTCACGTTATGCCAAAAATTGACAGACGTACAAAGGCGGGAAAAGAGCAATTTGCCATTGAGAAAGAAAAGGCGGAAGGAAAACAATTGGTTGGATTTGATGAACACCAAAAAATAACTGCTATTCTTAATAACTTTAGAAATCACGATTTAGCACAAAAATACTGCAAAGGCGAAATTGAATTGTCGCATTATTTAGAACACGAGGGTTTGCAAGTTAGAGTGAGGCCTGATTGTTTAAATAGAGTTGAGAACTTTATTAGTGATGTTAAAACGTGCCAAGATAATGCACCAATGGCGTTTAAAAGAGACGTTTACAAATATGGGTATCACTTACAATGCGCATTTTATTCTGATATGTTAGGAATACCGGCTGAAAATTTTAGATTTATAGCGGTTGAAACTAACTATCCTTTTTCGGTAGAGGTTTACGGATTAAGTGAGGAAATGATTGACCAAGGTCGTAGAGGTTGGAAAAGAGCGTTTAGCGATTGGAAAATATATAAAGAAACTGGAATTGTTTCAGGTTACTCTTGGAATGAGTTTTCAGAAGATGGAAGTTTAATTTTATAAAATATTATATGATTGAAAATTTAGAATTATTAAGAAACTTAATTATAAGAAATTTAAAGTTTGATCCTAAATCAAAAAGTAGAATTAGAGATGTTGTCGATGTAAAAAAAATATTTTGTTTGATTGCCTTTTACGAGGTTAAAGGTTTTCGTTATGCAAAGGTTGGAAGTTTTTTAGGTATGAATCACGCAACAGTAGTTCATCACGTTAGAACGGCAAAAGACTTGTTGAGATATGACCCACACTTTAAAGAAATGTACAACAAAATCGAGGGAATTTTTTTTATGGCGAATCAAGAGGTTGTAATTTCTGATATTGAAAGTGAAATGAATATTCTTTTAATAAAGTTAAAAAGACTAAGACAGAAAAGAAACGATTATTTAGATAAAAAAGAAAAACAAAAGTTGTTGGCAGAATTTGAATCTGACGATTTAATTACAACAGAAACATTAACACAAAATAAAAAACCTTTACTATGGACGAATTAGAAATTAAAATTGAGCAAACCAAAAAAGATTATTACAAAGTTAAAATTTGTAAGGAAAACCATATTATTTTTTTTACAATGGAGCGCTCAGAAATACGACATTTAATCGGAGTTTTAGACAACGCAATTTAATGGCTAGGGCAAATCCATATCAAAAGTATTTAAAGGGCGAGGATTTACTCCAAAGAGCCGTAATTAATTATATTCAGATGCAATATCCTGATGCAATTTTTACGCATCCTATGAATGAGGGTAAAAGGTCGCCTTTTGAACAATACAAATTAAAATATCTTGGCACAAAGCCGGGTATTCCTGATTTACTTATTTTTACGCCAAACTCAAAAAGAAGCGGTTTAGCGATAGAATTAAAATATAAGTATAACAAACCTACACCAAAGCAAAAAGAATGGCTTAAATGGCTTGAAAAATGCAATTGGGAGGCTATTTGGTTAAATAACTTTGACGATTGTAAAGAAGCTATCGATAATTACTTTAAAAATTAAAAAAAAATGCAATATAAAACCATTTACTTTGACGCTGAAAAACAAAAAGTGCGATATACGCAAAGTTCAACAACAGATAAAATAACTAATTATAGTTATATCGGAAAATCAACACGAGTTGAGTTTGATTTACTGATTGAGTTGCTTTGGTATAAGTACGAGGATAGCGAAATACCTTTAGAGGATTTTAAAAAAATCTTTGAAGAACTAAGAAAATTTTGCGATTCAATAAAATATCAGCTAAATTTGTAAAAATATTTTTTCAAAATGGAAAACAAGAAAAACTATTATGCCGTTATACCGGCAGAGGTACGATATTCTAAAAATTTAAAGGCTAACGAAAAATTAATGTACGGCGAACTTACCGCCTTGGCAAATGAAAAAGGCTATTGTTACGCCTCTAATGAATATTTTTCACAACTTTACCAGGTTTCAAAATCTACTGTTTCACGATGGGTTTCTAATTTAGAAAGAAATAAATTTCTAAAAATAAAAATGATTTATGAAAAGGGAACAAAGAACATAAAAGAGAGAAGAATTTACATTTCTACCCTATTGACGAAAAGCGCAATACCTATTGACGAAAAGATCAATACCCCTATTGACGAAAAGCGCAAGGTTATATATAAATATAATAATATAAATAATATAAAAAAGAATAATGTACAAAATGTAAAAGCGCCTATATTTACTGAGATTACTGAAAAGGCGTTTCCACATTTTATAAGCCTTTTTCCTTTAAATTATAGACCGAAAACAAAAGCGCAAAAAAACAAATGGTTGGAGTGCTTAGATAAAATTCAGCGTATTGATAAATATAATTTACGAGATGTTTACAACGTGGCGAAAGATTTAAGAGATGACCAATTTTGGGCGAAAAACTTTTTAAGTATTCTTAAATTAAGAAACACAGATAAAAACGGCATAAAGTACATTGATAGGTTTATGGATGATTACCGCTCTAAAACTAAACCAATAGGCTATAATAAAATAAAAGGGATTATTGAATATTATATTTATACCTCCCCGGCAACTGGTCAAAAAGAACTAGGCGCAAAAACAAAAGGCGGAGAGTTGTACGAGTTTAATATAAAGCAGACATTGCAAACAAACGAGTTTCAAGAATTAAAAAAATACGTTATAGATGGCAACAAGTAAAAGCCTATCTAAATGGCGTGAATCTGATTTGTTTGATTGGTTATCAAAAAACTATTATAGTTTGTTAGTTGATACAAGCGATAATTTTTCAAAATCTGATTGCTACGATATTGAAACAAAAAACAGAATTGAACTAAAATGCAGAGCTGCGCATTATGACAAACTAATAATTGAAAAACCTAAATACGAATATCTAATAAAAGAATCAAAAAAGTTTGGCGATGTTCCAATTTACATAAATAGCACACCGAAAGGAATTTTTTTATTTGAGTTGGAGGATCTAAAATTGAAATGGTTTAAAAAACCTTTGCCAAAAACAACAGACTTTGAAAACAAAAATTTAACAAACAAAGAAGTAGCGACAATAAATATTAACAAATCAAAACAATTAAAGTAATGGAAGAAACATTAAAAGAAATAGAGAGATATTTAGAGGTAACATATCCTGATGATTGGTTTTTACCGGTTAAATTAGATATTTTAAGACTTAAATTTTTATTAGAATTAAAGCAACAAAAGATTGATGATTCAAAAAAACAAATAACAGATTTAAATAAATTATAAAATGAAAATAACAAATGAAGATAATATGCAACTAATGTCGAGGTATGAAGATAATTACTTTGACTTGGCTATTGTAGACCCTCCTTATGGTATTGATGATAAATTATACAGAAGCAGTTATGGGGGGTGTGTTGGTGGATTAACTAAATATTCTGAAAAAAGATGGGATAAAGAAACGCCTAATGATGAGTATTTTAATGAATTAAAAAGAGTTAGTAAACATCAAATTGTTTGGGGTGGTAATTACTTTCCTATACTTTGGGGAAAAGGATGTAGGGGATTAATAACTTGGGATAAGATGGTTTATTTAACAACTATGAGCCAAATCGAGTATGCTTGGTATTCTAAAGATAAACTACCTCAATTAGTTAAGATAAATAATAATGATAGCAATAGACTTCATCCAACACAAAAACCAGTTAAGCTATATGAATGGCTTTTAATGAATTATGCTAAAGAGGGAGACAAAATATTAGATACTCATTTAGGAAGTGGCTCAATAGCAATAGCGTGTCATAATTTAAAATATGACTTGACTGCTTGTGAATTAGACAAAGAGTATTACGATGCAGCTATAAAAAGAATAAACGAACACAAACAACAAATAAGAATGTTTTAATATTTAAAATATTTTTTCTAATTTAGCGAAAACAAACAAAACTTAATGAAAACATTTAAAGACTTCAATATTGATGTCGGCAATAAAACGACCGGCAAAATTAAAACACAATGCCCAAAGTGTAGCCATACAAGAAAAAACAAACGTGATAAATGTTTGTCAGTAGACTTTGAAAAGGGTTTATGGAATTGCCACAACTGCGGTTGGGGAGGCACTACAAAATTTGAGAAAAAGCAAGAATATATTGTTCCTCAAAAAATCAAACTAAATATTTCTGAGCCAGTTATTGAATGGTTTAAAGGTAGAGGCATCACAGAGCCAACTTTAAAGCATTGGAAGGTTGGGCAATCAATGGAGTATTTTCCGCAAGTAAACGCAAAGCGTAGGGCCGTAAACTTTAACTACTACCGAGAGAATGAACTTGTAAACGTAAAATATAGAGATTCGCAAAAGAATTTTAAAATGGTTTCAGGTGCGGAACTTATATTTTATGGCCTTGACAATATTAAAGAAATGGACAAAATTTATATTGTTGAGGGAGAAATGGATGCTTTAACTTTACACGAGGCGGGTATTTATTCTGTTTGTTCTGTTCCAAATGGAGCAT